AATAATTCTTTTAAATTTTTATATCTTTCAGTTTCTATGTGTCTTAAATGTGGTGGTCGGTTACGGTTAGTTTGGTGTTCACGTTTACCGCAAGTTTCACACTCTAAAACACTATCAAGAGTGCCTAATGCGTTAACACTAAAACTGTTTGACCAGTTACATTTATCATTACAATTTACTTCCGACATATAAACCTCCATAGTTTTATTAAATCAGCTTCTAAACTCTCTAGCATATCAGCTATTTGTTGTAGTGATTCTTTCACTAATTAGCTTTTCTATTTTGAGCCATATTACTTATTTCTATGTAGTTTTTTACTACCATCTCTACCTGTACAAACGCAGTATAATTCGCTAAGTGTTCCTGTACATTTTCAGGGTTCTCACTAGCGTCAACTACCTTTTTTAATAGCCTAAGTGATATTTCTAATTCTCTAGCTAAATCTCTATCCATAATATTTACTCCTTTTAAGTTAAAAGTAAACTATAATAAACATCACTTAGAAGGTATAGGATAGTCATAATCTTTTATATCCAGTTCAAAGTGGTCTATTTGTCTAGCAAATAAAGTAGCTGTATCCATATCTGGATGCATGTATACATCGTTACTACGAGTTTCTTCTAACTTAACTCTTCTTACTATTTTCTCCATTCTACCGTCACCAGCTTTTATTAAAGCTTCATCAAATGTACGTGCTTTAACGGGATGTATATCTACTTCTATGGAAGTAAAGGGTATGTAGTATGTCTTTAAATCTGGGTTGTCGCTAACTAAAGTTAGTTTGGGTCTGTCTTTCATTTATGCTCCTTAATGCAAATAGGTGGCTAGGTCTGTACAAACACTAGCCACCGTGAAGGTCTAGCAGTTTAACGTCATAACTAGAGATAACCTTCTCGCACTCTAGCACTGACTAGTTACTAACTAACTAAGGTAATTAAACCTTACATCCTTAACATAGTAAAGCCTACTCATACGCTCCTAGTAGCCAAAATACCAATAGGTATCTGTCGCCCTTACCGACCTTTAGTCCACGGTGCATGTGAGTAAAACTAGGGAAAAACAAAGCATGTCCTCTTGGTAATGGCGGTACTATGCCTCTACCATGAAACTCTGTTCCTCCTCCTTCATAGTCACCAGTGTTTAAAGGCACTACTACCGATATATCAGCACTAGCGTCATGATGCCACTCACCTTGTTCTCTTTTAGCTAAATTATAATTAGCTAACTGTATTGAATTTATTTTTAAACTGTAGCGTTGCCAAACTGCAGTGAATAACGGGTTCATGTGGTTTAACACTACACTGTGTAAGTTAGAACTAAGTTGCGGGATGTTGTCTTGCAGAGTTACTTCAGGTATTTGACGTAATTCATCTTCGTCATCGTTTTCGGTAAAGCCTAAATAATGCTCGATGTTCTTTATTTCATCTAACATCATATCACAAAAATCTTCTGTAAATAAAGGCACGGAGTAAACGTCAGGTAGTTCTTCTTTTATATATTCTTGTAAAGGTATTTTTAATTCTTGAGTACCGTCACCACCATGAAATTTTATAATATCTGGTTCTGCGTCTTGTATTATAGCCAACGTTGTTTTGTCAATCATCCAGTCTGATTGTATAGCTAACATTGTGTTTTTAATTCTGTATGGTTTTGACCTATCCATTTTTATACTCCTTAATGTAATATGGGTAATCTAGTTTCCTCATTTAACTCACCCACTATTTCTATATTTAATACACTTGCTTCTTGGCTTGCTTCTTGATAATCATAAGCAAATATAAACGGTCCAGGGAACGTCTTTTCTTCACCAGACAGGTTAGTTATAGTAAAAGTGGTGATAAAGATTTTAGTGTTTTCTTTTAACATTTTTTATCTCAACAACGTTCTTTAACTTACTGATATCCCGTTCTTTATTGAATATCTTGTCCCAGTTGTCTGAGTATTTTTTAGAATCTTCAGGGCGTCTTTTACTACCCTTACCACCGTGCCATTTACTGGTCAACTTCTGTTTCTCCTACTATGATTTTACATGCGGGTAATATTCCTCCAGTATCATAATAAAGTTGTTTCATACGTTCTAAAACTTCTTCTTTTGACATAGTGTCAACTCTGTTAACGGTTAATTCACTACGATTAACATAAAGCCCTGCTGCTTTGCCTCTAGCCACTTCCGCAGTTACCGCAGCAGACCAAGCACCATTACGCATAGCCCCTTCTCTTATATCTTTAAGATCAGTAAGGTGAGTACTAAGATCAAGTTCAACTCTTTTGGCTGCTTTTTCTTGTAGTGCACCTATACGTTGTTTCACTAATGGGTTTGAGTCTGAGTCAAGGGTATATCCAGCTCGTGCTGCATTTTTCTCGCTGTATCCTGCGTCAAGTGCAGCGTCTTTTTTAGACATACCTTTAGCTACGTTCTGTGCGTACTTTTCCTGCTTTGGTGTTAGTTTTTTCTTTGTTTTTGGCATAATATAACCTTTGTTGTGCTCTGTTCTTTATTATGAACTCTTCTTCATTCTTTCTTTTATGGTATTGCTGAGCTGCATATGTAACTTTGTGATGTTTGTTAAACTCTTCTTGAAATATCTGTAACCCATCATATACTACCTGAGCTTCGTGTTCACCTCTGTCTAGTACGTATTTTTCATGATTAGCTTCAGCTATAGCAAATATTTCAGGGTCTATACCATAATCTTCTATAACAAAACGGTCAGCATTACCTACAAAACTTTCATCTTTTTTAACTGAACTTTCACTTATCATACCTCTTGGTCCACCAGCCCAATCTAAAGGTGCATACACACCCTTACATTCTTCTGATCTTCTGATACTAGAAACTTTTTTAGAACATTTTAAAGAACAAAATTTAGTTCTTTGTCCTGAAAGTGGGTTATCACACTTAGGTGCTGAGCAACGTAAGTATGAAACTTGTTCAGTCATAATATCACTTACTCCTCCATATTCTTAGTATTTTTCTACCTTGCTGATTTATTATACTACGAGTAACTAATACTTTGTCATTGCGTTTACCATACACACTAGCAGCACCACGGATCTTTTTTAATTCAGCAGGATCTTGAGTGTCTATATCCATGTGGTCACCCACATCTAATTTATAAAAGTAATAAACTTGAGGTGCACTCTCAGCTCTGTCTGGTATAGGTATTTGTGTTTCACTTTCCATTGACAAGTATATGTCCTCCTTTCCAGAAGTAACCTTCAATCTCACTAGTGTGTGGTCTAGTGAAAACATAAATAGTTTCTGGGTTATATCTTTGGTCAATTAAATTACAGCAACCTTCTACTTCTTTTTCTTCAGCACACAGTATTTCTTCTCTATTATCTAATGACTCACTGCCGTAACTTACTACCCAATGTTTTTGATTTTTATCCATTTATTTACTCCTGATAAATAATATATAAATATATTACCTACTGAATATAAATTAGTAAAGTAAAATCTTATGTTATTTTTAAAAGCTCGAGCCGTTTTGATTTATAAACTAAGGGTTTTATACCTTTTAATTTAATCAAAGCCTTAAAACGGCTCACATTACGTCTAAAATTAAGATCCTTTAGTTATATACCCTAGCTTTATATCGTACTTTATATCATTAAGAGTCAGTACGCCTTTATCTAAAACTTTTTGAATAGTAGGTTTACCTTTATAGTTCTTGAGCCTTTCTTTATTCTTTTGACTCATAGGTACTTTATCAGTTCTAGTAAGTATTTGACTGGTGTCGTATGGGTCACGACCACGGACAGTCTTACAATAATTATTCGGTTTAGGTATATCTACCTTTTCTGTTTTGTAAATATTTTTCATATCTTCCTCGGTGTAGGCTACTGCTTTTTTCATCAATAATTTATATAGATCTAACTGTCCACATTTAGCTGTTTTAAATTTCTTTTTCTTACCTGTATGAACCTCATACCAACGCTCAGCTTGAAAAACACTTAAAGAAGGAGCCATTTTTATAGGATCACCTATGTAAATACCACCGCCTTTAATTTTATGCATATCAGTCATGTAAAACTTCACTACCCGACTAGGATAGTCAGGTAGGAAGTAAACAAAGTTTATATCGTACGCTGGGTGCATACTATGCAGCGTTAGCGTAGTCAATAGCTTTAGTCATGGCTCTAGTTTTTAAACCAGCCCTAGCCCCAAACCAAGCGTTATGCATTGCTGCGTCACGGTCGTGTCCCCATTTATGGTCAACTACAAAAGTAACTGCATTCATAGCACCCCACCAAGTACCAGCACTACTTTTTAAGTTGGCTCCTGGTTGTTGTTCAAGTGCTTCGTATACCTTACTAGGTGCACGCTGGAACTCATCAAGCATAGTAGCACGAGCCACGTACTTTTGTTCGTCCTTAGTGTTTTCTAGTATTTTTTGCTGTAACGCTAGTTTAGGTTGCATTAAGTCAGCTATATAAGAAACTACAGTATCTTTGGTGTATTTTCTACTACATAAATATTCTGCTGCTTCTTTATACTCTTTCATACGGTTACTTGCTAAACCTAGTGCTTCTTCAGCAGTGGTTATTAAATCACCGTCAAAAGCTTTAGTATGAGCCATTTTAAAATGTGGCTGAGTTTTGTCGGCTAACGCCATGCTAAGTGTATTATTACACACTACCCTAATAGGTGTGAATCTAATTTCGTTAGACTTACCCCACTCGTGACTCACAGACACAAGTAAATTACCTAATACTCTATCGTCTCCTGGTAGCGTAAAGCTTTCATCTACTTTAGCCATACCCCATATTTGACGACCGTCTTTTAATGACCCCGCAGTTTCCATAGTCATATTACCAGCGTCGGTAAATTTCTTAAAAAACGTAAAAGCGTCACGGTTTTGGGTTGGTATAAACTTTGGTCCACATGGTCCAAATACTTGGTTATCACTATCACGTACTAATAGTGAGTGGTTAGGTGCCATGATTAAGTCTTTAGACTTATCAGGGTCAGCGTTATCATATGTAAATATTTCACGCTTACTTACTGTCCAATCAAGTCCAGCTTGTACTAACATTTCGTCTGGTGTTAAGTTACTATCAACTTTAACACCTAGCCCATGCCAGGGAACTTCCCCTGCATAAGCCATAGTTTCAACGGCTGCTGCCATAATAGTACCTCCTTAAAGGTTGTTATGTTAGCCTGTATTAGCTAACTACCTTTATTAAACTATAAGTCACTAGTGATTAAAAGGATATTCAAAATGATCATTTACCAACGGTTGAAGAATCGTATTTACCTTTTATAAGTCTAATGTTTTGAATATCTAACCATTCTCTTAACTGAGTAATTCTTTGTTTAGTGGTTAGTTCAGGTGTGTTATCTATTTCAGATTTTTTATCCATGTATGCTTTATAACCAGTGTAGTAATCTCCGTTACCTAGTTGGTTGAACCTTACTATCTGCCACACACGTGCTTTAGTAATCCCATATTTGATTCCTATTTCTTCTAGGGTCATGGCTTCTTTCCAGTAGTGTGAGTATATATTTGAATACATAGTATCTTTTTCTGTACGTTTAGTCATTAAAAAACTCCTTATAATGAACCGTTGCTTCTCCCCAGTTTTTACCTATCTCCGCATCAACTTTATTGGGAACACATAAAGGTGTGCATTCTGCCATGATTTTTATTATAGTCTCACACTGGTGTGTGTCGGTTACTGAGATGTCTAACTCATCATGTACTTGAGTGTGTGGGAGTATACCTTCTTTGTATAACTCTACCATAGCTTGTTTAGTCATATCTGCTGCTGAACCTTGTATAAGTCTGTTCATAGCTTTATAGGTGTAGGCTCTTTTAACCTGACTACCATATTCGGTAACAGCTTTTTCATAAGGGTAGGGTGGTTTTCTATCATTCTTAGGCTCATATAAATTAAACCTACACTTACGACCAGCGATAGTAGTGATATATCCACGGTTAGCCCCTATCCTAGCACACTGATCTCTTAAACCTTTGATAAAAGGTACTCTTTTATGATAGGTATCAAATAATATTTCTGCTTCTTGCATAGATAAGTCTAGTTGTTTAACCAGCTTTTCTTTACCCATACCATAACTAAGACCTAAGTTAATTATTTTAGCTTCTTTACGACTTATGTTAGCCATGTCTGCCACAACCTGATGAAAGTCTGCGTCTTTATTACGGTAAGCATCTACTGCATCTGCTGCACCTTCTTGCTCGGTAGCTGAGGCATAGTGTACTGTTAATCTAGGTTCTTGCTGAGAGTAATCGAACACACCCCAGTAGTGGTCTTTTTCTGGTACAAAGATACTACGTATAAGTGGACCAATGTCTTCGTTACGGGCTGGTACTTGTTGTAGGTTAGGATTACTACTACTGAATCTACCTGTTACTGTGCCTCCACGGTCACTACGTAACGGATGAAGTTCTCCGTGTATTCTACCGTTTACGTTATGCTCTAGTATCATTTTATCTATAAAGGTAGTTCTAGCTTTGTTTAACTTACGTGCTCTTACTATATTATTAGCTAACTTATGGTCGTGGTTTTCTAACCAATCACCTGAAAAAGAAGGGGCGTTAGTTTTAGGAGTGCGTGGGTAACTTAACCCAGCTCTATCAAACACGGTAGCTACTGACTGTGCTGCCCATAGGTCTGGTTTAGTACCGAACTCTTTATGGATAGCGTTTAATATTGAGTCTTCTTCTTTCTTTAATCTTTTACTTACTTTTTCAGCTACATCTAAATCTACTGGCACACCTTTATATCTCATGTCTAAAAGTATAGGTATAAG